TTGTATACCGGCATACCTGCCGTTGAAAGTCCGTACTCACCGTCGATGTACACACGGATGTACTCGTCGCTACGGCCCTGTACCGAGTAATAGTCGGGCGGCAGGTTCTCGATATTTTCGGCAAATGCGCTGCGTCCGGAGGGCTGTCTGAATACCGCCCATCCATTGTTGTTGGGTGAGACACCATCCTTGATGTCCAGCCCTTCCATCTGGTAGTACCACCATGTATCCATCGTCGGTGGGTTGGTATCGCCCCACATGCCGTGCCATGTGGGACCGCCGTCTTTCTTCGACGGGTATCGGCCTATGCGCTTGGACATCGCATCTATGATGTCGGGGTGGATGTCGCGGCACTCGTTGAACCACGCGCCAGTCAACTCCAGCGAGTTGAGGTTGGCTACGTCATCAGAGTCATCCAGTGCGCGGAACATGATCTCGGACTCTACATCCCCGAGCTTGAAGAAGTAGGTCTTGGTAGTGCGCATGTAGTCCCCACACTGCCCCGGCGGGAACCAGTCGAGGAACGTCTTGATGGTGGTGTCCTGCAACTGACGCATGGTTTCACGGACCACAGCGAAGCGGGTCTTGCGTATGCCATGCGCGTTGGGTGCCTGCATGGAGGCACGACGGATCACCTCAAACGAACACGCCACGCTCTTGCCACTGCCGACCGGACCCATGATGACGCGCATCTTGGCATCCGAGCGCATGAACTCCTTGAGAGTCAGGCTGGGGGTGTAGTTGATTACAA